AAAAAATCAGATAATTGAAACATTCTTCAACACTTGGCTTAGTAGAGCCGATGGTATTGACTTTAAAGTTATTTATATTGCTACCGTTTGGACTGAAGATGATTTAAGTATGCAGTTAATTAAAAATTCTGCTTTTTCTTTTCTCCATATGGGTATTAATCAGGGAATTACGGGAATTACTTGCAAGTATTACAATAGGGAATTAAAGGCCGCATAATTAAGGAAAAAAGAATATGTCTAATCCGTTAAAATTTCTTGCTTCCCATAATTTATTACAAACATTTTTAGTAGGTGAAGGTTTTCATTGTAATGAATTATATTTATTATGCTATAATGATATTATTGTTGATGAAGAAAATTATTATTCAATTTATGTTAACTTTAACGGAACTAATAAAATTGTTGAAGTTGATATTTTAGAAAGTATTATTTGGGGAGAAAAAGAAAAGAAGATTGATTACGTTAAAGGGTATTTAGATAATTATTTTTATGCGGAAGGACCATTTGCACAATTCGGCAGGAATGGATTTTTAGAATTTAATATTATAGAAACTGGTTTGCCTAGCGGATTAAATAATGCTTATTGGTATTTAGACCAATGGAAACGTGAAATTCTTATTATTGGTACTTAATTAAAAGATAGGGAAATAAAAAAATGTCTTTAAAAAAGATTATTGATAACTGTACTGGATTAGACCAAAATCTTAATCCTTTTTCTTATACTTATTTTGATGGACCATTTTTTAATGGTAGTGCAAGAATTTTAGATATGTCTTTTATTTTTACAAAAGCTACTAGCGTACCTTTTATTTTAGAAGTTTTTAATTGTGGTTTTAATTATGAAAAGTTTATTCTAATGACTAGATTTACAAATAATCCTAATGATTTATTATATCAAGAAGCATTACCTTTCAAGAAAAATACTTGCGAAATTTATTATGATTTTATTGGTAAAGGTGAACTTGCAGAATTTTATATATATAATTTTTCAGAGACAGAAACATTAGAATTAGGATTAGTTAATTATATTTCAGAAATTGAATCTGTATAAGGGAGAAAAAACAAATGAGTATGTTAAGGGCATTTGATTATGTTTTTCCGTTATTAGGCGGAGATATAGAAATTCCTATACATTTATGTTATCAAAATGCAATTATTGAAACTGCTATTTTTTCGCATGAAAAAGATGTTCCTGATTCTAATATATTATATACTCAACTACAAATTATTGATAAAGGTTTAGACGGAACGGGAAATGATTTAATTAAGTATGTTACCAATAATCCTGATGATACAGAAAATTATATACGTTTTTCTCCCTTTGTTATACATGAATTATTATCAAATGCCCCTGTTGAAAAAAATCATGTTTATTCTATTAAAAAAGTTGATACTGGCGGGAATGTTGATTTAGGTATTACTACTTTACTAATTAATGAAAGGCGGTAATTTAATATGGATGAACCTACTTTAAATAGTGAACAAAAAAATGAAGTAATTTTACTTTTAGACGATTTAATTTCGCTTGTAAATCGTGCTAATTATAGTAATTATTTTATGGCATTTATTACTTCTCCATATAATCAGGAAATTGGCTGTAATATTCGTGCTAACGGTTGTTCTAAATGTATGAAATTTAATAGTATTTCCGCTTTTGATTGTTCTAAATGCTGGCATAATTGGTATATTACTGAAAATTCTAATGGGTTATTTCCTACTGTAACGAATAATGATATTCTTATTGCTTTTGGAAATAATATGGTGGAACAGAAAAAGCGGGATTCTTTTTCGTGTTATCGTCTTTTATTTAAAGCGGAAAAAGAAAAGAGTAAACAGATTTTAATTGATTGTTTTTCTGGAATGAAAGTTTATTTACAAGGTGATTAATTGAATTTCAATCAAATAGAAATTCCCCTTTGGGAAGTTAAATGGGGAAAAGAAGCATTAGAAAAACATTTAGAGAGAGTTGGCCCGATTGCTTTTAACAGGGGATTAAGAAATATTGCACTAAGTTCTAAAGATTCTACTTTTCCTTCATTTGAAAAATGTATAAAGAAAGAATTAAAGATTCAAGAAGTATTAACTGAAAACTGTTTAATATATTCTGGAGTAGATTTATCAACAAAGAAAAGGCCGGGAACTTGTATTTTCACTTTAGCAAACGATAGAAAAAGAAAATTATATATTCCTGTTGATATTAGATATGGTAAATGGACCGGACCAAAGTTATTAGAACAAATATATTTAGTTCAAGAACAATATAAACCAAAAAGTTTTCTTGTGGAAAATAATGCTTTACAGGATATGGTAATTGACTTTTTAAAGGAAGATGTTAAAAAGGGAAAACATTCCTCATCCCCTTTCATTAAAGGACATTTTACAGGTTCAAACAAGTTAGATTTAGATAATGGAGTTGATTCATTGGAAGTTGATTTTTATAATGATAGATGGATAATTGCATTAGGTGATAAGGACCACAAATTAAGTTGTAAATGCGGATTTTGTAAATGGAAAGATGAAATGAACGGCCATCCATTTTATGAAACTACAGATAGTGTAATGGCTTGCTGGCTTGCTAAAGAAAATGCTAGAAAATCTATGTCAGGAAGAATTAGGATATTGTGAATGTTTCAATATTTTGGAGGAAAAGGGAGATTAGCAAATTATTATCCTAAACCTAAACATAATATTATTATTGAGCCGTTTGCTGGTTCTGCTAAATATTCATTATTATATTATCAAAAAAATATTATGCTAAATGATTTAGATTTAAATATTTTTAAAGCATGGGATTATTTAATTAATATTTGTTCTATAGAAAAATTAGAAAAATTTTATCAACCGGAAATTGGGGCAATTATAGAAACATTAAATGAATTTAGCGAGCATGAAAAAATACTTTTAAGATATTGCTCAGGAATTGGTAAATATAGATTAAGGAGTAAAGTTTCTAGTTGGTCATATCGTGATAATTACGTAGGAAGTTTTAAAAAATTAGCTAGTTTTTATTGTGATAAAATTAAACATTGGAAAATAACAAATTTAGATTATAGAAAATTAGAAAATATACAAGGTACATGGTTTATAGACCCGCCATATATGGATTGTGGAAATAATTATAAACATAATTATATTAATTATAAGAAATTATCTGATTTTTGTTTATCCAGAAATGGACAAGTTATTATTTGTGGAAATGAAAATGATGATTATTTACCGTTTGTTCCTTTAACAGATAGACGTATTAATATGCATAACAATAAAAAGATTGAATGTATATGGACAAACGATAAAGAATATATGGAAATGTTAAAAGAAAAAAACAAAGACTTGGTAAAAGAAATTAATTCAAGAAATTATATTAATAAAAATGGTTTAAAATTTAGAATGATTTAAAGGATTATACATAATGAACACAATTATTATTAGTCTAATTTTAATATATTTCTTTTTATTTTCTTCTTTCTGTTCTTTATTAACTTTAAAGATAGGCAAGGAAGAAATGAAGCAGAAAGAAAATCAAACTTTTGCTTTTAAATTTATTTATTATTATGGGTATGGATTTATTATTTCTTTTCCTATAATCTCAATAATTTTATTTGTTTTGCTTTCGCTACTTTCGTTTTAATCGAATAAAAAAAACAGGGATTTAAAACAAAATGCCTAAAATCCTAGAAGAAATTATTAATAAAAATTTTGGAAAAGAAATGATTACAAATTCTTTTCCGATTAGAAAAAATGCTAATATTGCATTAATGCAAAAAGATTCTATTGCGTTTGCTAGTGGTGATTATTTTAAGCAAACTCATCCTATTGAAGATAAAACATTACTTGAAGCTATTGAAATAAATGCTTGGGTATATGCTTCTATTTATAAATTAGCTTCTTCTGTTGCGTCTGTTCCTTTTAGAATTTATTATTTGATGGAAGATGGTTCACTTAGTGAGATAACTTATGAACCAGAATTTAAAGTTTTTCGTAATCCTAATCCGTGGTTTACAAGGTTTGATTTTTGGGAAGCTACAACTATTTATTTAGAAGCTACTGGAAAATGTTTTTGGGAATTAGTTAAAGATGCAAACGGTTTAGTTTTTGAAATGTATGCTTTGAATCCGTCTAAGATGGAAGCAATAAAAGATAGGAAGAAGTTCATTATTGGATGGAAATATACTTTAGCAACTGGAAAAGTTATTGAATATGATACTAATGATATTGTGTTTTTACGTTATTTTAATCCGAATAATCCTTATGATGGATTATCCGCTTTAAAAGTAGGTTCTACAGCACTAACAACTGACTTATACTCGCAACAATATTCTATGTCATTTTTCAAAAACTCCGGGCGTCCTGATGGTTTACTTATTTATGATTCTGAATTAGCAGATGAAGATTATGATAGAATTAGGAGAAATTGGAATAAGACGCATGAAGGAGTATCAAAAGCACATAGGATAGCGATTATTGAACAAGGTATGGACTATAAACAAATTAGTATTCCGCAAAAAGATATGGAGTTTATTAGTCAAAGAAAATATTCTAGGGATGAAATTTTAGCTTGTTTTGGAGTACCGCCCGCTTGCGTTGGAGTTTTTGAATCTGCTATTAAAGCAAATGCAGAAACACAAGAAAGAATGTTTTGGACTGAAACTATGACGCCTAAACTAATTAAAATGTCTGAATCAGTTCAATTAGCAATTATGCCAATTCTGTTAGGTTTTGAAGGTGCAAAAAATAAATACGATTTAAATAAAATTTATACTATGTTTGATGTTTCTAAAATTCATGTTCTTTCTGAAATATGGCGGGCAAGGGAAGAATATATTATTGAGCATGTTAAGAACGGGACAATAAGCAGAAATGAAGCTAGGATGATTTTAAATTATATTTATGGTGAAGTAATTAAATTCCTTCCGTTTGAAGGTGGAAATGATGTTATACTACCTTCAAATGTTACAACTAAGTTAGGAACGGTTCAGCCTACACAATCGGAGCAAGCTAAACTTTATAAATCTGTAGATGGAGAAAACCGTTTAAATTGTGAAATAGAAAAACTAAAAAATTTACCGCCATCCCCTAAATATTTAAAGTTAATGAAGAAAGAAAATGACGCTAATTTTAATTTAGATAATCCTATAGCGGTTAAAACTTTAAATATTAAACCTATGTTAGTCGCTACTAGTCAATTAAACAATGAATTAATTAGACAAATTATTTTAGAAAGTTTAGCCGCTGGTATGGGGACCAAAGAAATTCAAGCGGCTATTTGGGATAGGTTTTCAAGTTCTTCTGATTTTTCTTTAAATAGAACTACAAAAATTGGAAGAACAGAAATAACGCAAATTGCTAATGCTTCAACCTTAGACGCATATAAGCAATCAAATGTAGTTTCTAAAAAAGTTTGGCTTACTAGTAGAGATAAAAAGGTTAGGCCAGCTAGTAAATTTGACAAAGGGGACCATAAGATATTAGAAGGACAAGAAAGGGAATTAGATGAAGCATTTTCTAATGGTTTAATGTATCCGGGGGAACAGGGTATGAAACCGGAAGAAAATATTAATTGTAGGTGTACTATGCTTTCTAAGATAAAAGAAAATGCTAAAGGTAGTAAAGTTGCTAAGATTCTTTCTGATGATAATGAAATTATGAAAGCGATTTTATGGAAGAAGTTTGTTGGGAAGATTGATAATTATTCATTACCAATTAAAAATACATTCTTACAATTATTTGAACAAGCGGGAAATGAAGTTATTGACAAATTAAAAAAGTTTAATCCTACTAAAGATAATGTTGATTTATTCTTATTGGACCAAAAGAAACAAATTGAAGAAATGGAAAAGAATTATTTGCCTTTAAAGGAAAGCATTTATAGGGAACTTGGAGAAAATCAATTTAAAGAATTGGTAGGAGAATAAGAACAATGCCTAAAATTAATGAACCTAGAAGAACTACCGCCGGAAGTGAAATTCAATCCGTATTATTTGATAATAAAAAATATACTGTTGAAGATGCTAAAAAATGGTTATCAGAAAATGACTTTTCAGGATTAGCGGTAGATGAGGGTGAATCAGGGGATAATTTTAGATTCAGACAGCACAATCCAGAAAGGTATGAAAGTTTTAGGACCATTGAAAGCGGAAAGGATGGAATTAAATTTATTATTGGTTTTACTAAGACTAAAGGGAATAGAAGCAAATCAAAAAAACAAGATGATAATATGGAAGTAGAAAATACTAGTTTAGCTAATATTAATTTTGACGCTATTAAAACATATTGTGATAAAATTGGAATGGAAGATGATGTTAGGGAAACTATTTTTTATTTAATTGAAAACTTTTATCCTAATGAATGGCTACAGTTTGCAAATATTTTAGGAAAATTGTATTATGATTTAGATTATAAGAAAATGCAGGAAGTTTGTGAAATTAAATTTACTAAATCTGATATTCAGAAAGTTATGCAGAATAAGGGAGTAAGATTAGTTAAGGAATCTATGGATTCTGAAAAACGGTTAGTATATGGAATAGTTATTGAACCAAAATCTATTGATACTGATAATGAATGGGTAGATGAAAAAGATATTGAAAATGCTTGTCATACTTTTATGAAATATTTTCAGGAAGTAGGAATAGATCATACTACAGTAGTTATTAAAGGTTTAAAGATTGTTGAAAATTATATTGCTCCATCTAATTTATCAATCAATGGAGTTACTGTTAAAAAAGGTTCATGGGTAATGGTCCATTATGTAGAAGATGATAAAATTTGGGATAGGGTAAAGGATGGAGATTTAACAGGATATTCTTTTGAAGGTATCGGAATTTTAGCTAATGAAAAGCCTAAGAATAATTAAGAAAGAAGAAAGGAAAAAAAATCATGGGTACTTCAATACTTCATAACGATATTAAGAAAATCGAAAAACTATTAGTTAACGCGGTTCATTTAGTTAAATCCCCCGCACATAGAAAACATTTCTTTATGGTGAAAGGTGAACAAATGACTAAGGAAGAATTAGGCAAGAAGTTAAAGGAACAGGGTTTAACGGAAGATGAAATTAAATTTACTTTAGAAAATAAAGCTATTGTTGATATTCTTTTAGATAGTAAAAATGAGAAAAAGGCTTTAGATGTTATTAAGGATGGAATTAAAAATTCTTTTACTGATATTGATAAAGTTTTAAATGATGCTGATTCAATTTCATCTTTATCTGAAAAGTTAGTAGGTCCATTGGAAAAGTTAACTACTTTCTTATCAAACGGTAAGGAAGATGGAAAAGATAATAAAGATACTAAGGTGGATGGAAAAGATACTAATGATAATTCTGATAGTTCTGATAAAGATTTTGAAAATTCCGTATCGGAATTGGCAAATGAAATTTCAGGATTAGCACAAGATACGGTAGCATTAGTAGAAGATACGATTAACTAATAACGTCTGCAAACAAAAAAAGGAATAACGAAAATGGGAAACGAAAATAAGGCTATGATGGATAATTTAATTAAGACTTTGAAAGATGCTAGGGAAGCTATTAATTTAGCAAAGTCTAAAAAGGGTAGCTATGTTACTGTTGAAAATTTAAAGACTATTCTTGCTGATACTTTGTCTAATTATAAAGGTTCAAGTTTAAGGAAGGGGGAGTTTGATGTTAATGATTTAAGCTGTGATGAAACTAACAATTTAGATTCTTACCGCTTTACTATGTTACAGAAGTCTAGTAATGCCTCTATGATGGAATTACAGAAATTAAATGATGATTTATTAATTTTAGGTTCTGTTCTTTCTGTTGTTAATAAATCTTCTATGCGAGATTCTATTATGGGAAGTAAGTTATACCAGAAATTTATTAATCATAAGGCTGTTTCTGAATTACGCAAGGCTATTGATGGTACTTCCGGTAAGGGTGCTGAATGGATTCCTACTATGTTTTCCGCCGATTTAATGGAAAAGGTAAAAGTAGAATTAAAGGTAGCCGCTTTATTTGGACGTATTGTTATGCCTAGCAATCCATATACTTTACCAGTTGAAGGAAGTGATGCGGTAGGATATTTAGTTTCTAATACCAATTCTGATGATATTCGTGATTCTAACGCTATGCCTTTAGCATCTACTCCCGGTACTACTAAAACTACTTTTGATGCTTCTAAATTAGGTGCTAGAACGGTTTTCAATGAAGAAACTAATGAAGATTCTATTATTGGTATTATGGATTATTGCAAAATGAAGGTTGTGGAAGCTATTGCGCGTGCTATTGAAAATGCTACTTGTAACGGTTCTAGGACTGGTACTCATCCCGATAATGATATTCAGGTTAATGGTAATTCTGCAAAATTATCTGATCGCGCATGGGATGGATTCCGTCAATGTATTCAAGATGCTTCTACTTGGGTAGATGGTTCAACTTGGAATTTAGCCGCTTTCCGTGCTATGCGTAAGAAACTTGGAAAGTATGGCATTTATGCTACTGATTTAGCTTGCGTTTGTTCTGTTAATGTTATGTATAAATTTATGGATGCTACTAACTTTCCTGAAATTCAGACTTTAGATAAGTATGGTCCTAATGCTTTAATTTTAACTGGTGAAATTGCTAAAATTGATGGTATTCCTATTATCGTTTCTGAATTTATGCGGGAAGATGTAGCCGCCGCTGGTTTTAATACTGCTGGTGGTCCTAATACTAAATCTGCTGTTGCTATTGTTAATAGAAAGAGATTTTTGTATGGTGATAGGCGGGAAATTACTACTGATTCTGAAAAGAGTATTGAAACGGATAAGGTTGTAGTGGTTAGCAAGGTTAGGCAGGATTTTAGACGTTTACAGCCTAATGGTGAAAGTGCTATTGCTGGCGCATATAATGTTACTCCTTAATTAAATTTTATATAAACTTGTGTCAAGTCAAAATTGACTTGACACAAGGAATATAAAATTTAGTTTGTTACCAAAAAAAAGAAAGGTAAAGGAAAAAGAAAAATGAAGATTTTCAAATGGGAAGCAAAGTTTGGTTATAGTAGCGCAAAGTATAATTTAGATGCTAATACTGAATATGAAATTGGTAAAGATATTACGGAAGAAGATGCTAATAGAATTAAAAATGATTTTCCTGCTTTAGTTAAGATTTATGATAAGGAAGAAAAGAAAGAAGATACAAAGCAGGATGAATCTAAAAAGCCTATTATTATAGATAATAAAAAAAAGTAATTAACGATTGTTGATAAACTTTAAAGAAAAAGTCAGTTAGACTTTACAATATCGTAATAGGAATAGGAATAATGCAGAATTTCAATGTTGTTAATTTTATCATTAATGCTTTATTCGCAATAGTTATGGTAGGATTTGGTTTATATACTAAATCATTAAGTGATAAAATTAAAAGTTTACAACTTAGGGAATTATGCGATTTAAAGCATTTAGGAATAGACGCTATTTTTAAAGATATAAAAGATGATATTAAGGATATGCAAAAATCTATGAATGAAGGATTTGAAAAAGCATATAATAAGATTGATAATATAAAAGATAACAGACAAAAGGGATAA